CCGTGCTGCCGGTGTACAAGGCCGATGGCGCCACGCAAGCCGGCGTCGGCGATGTGCTGCTGGGGCAGCAGTACGTGCTGCGCTTCAGCCAGGGGCTCAATTCCGGCAACGGCGGGTTTTTCCTCGAATCGCCGGCGGTGTCGGCCGTGGTCGGCGCCGGCGTGCCTTGGGGGCCGCCGGGTGGCCGGTTGACAACCGCCTCCGGCGCGCCGGTCAACTTCGTCACCAACGCGGCGGCGCAGACGATCTACTACGCGCCGTATCTGCATCCGTTCCTGCCGGTGTGGAACGGCAGCACGGTGCAGATGGTGCAATTCACCTCGTCGCTGGCGGACATCGTCGGCCTGAGCCTGGCCATGGGCGGCAATGCCGCCTGGCCGGTCAACAGCGCCTTCGACCTGTTCGTCACCACTGTCTCGGGCGGCGCGCCCAAGCTGGCCACCGTGCAATGGACCAACACCACGACGCGCGCCGTGGCGCTGGCGAATTTCGCTGGTTTCGCCACCAACGGCGGCACCACCAACATGCTCACCACCGGGCCGGCAACGATCGCCAGCGTGCCAGTCAATCAGGCTACTTTCCTGGGCACTTTCAGCACCATTGGAACGAGCACGGGCACCACCAGCTGGCAGTTTGGTGGCGGCGCCTCCGGTGGTCTGCCGGGCATCTTATATCTCTGCAATTACTACAACAAATGTTTGTTCAACACAATTGTTGCCGACAACGGCGCATCGTACACCTACACGAGCACCACCATCAGAGCGGCGCGCAACTCGGGGCAAAACGCTGTTTATTTTGTCCAGTCCGACAGCGAAAGAGCCATTATTGCCAATTACATCACCCAGGTAGGGACGGTAGCCGCAAGTGCTGGCGGCTTCTGTGGTATGGGGGTCGACACCGCGACCGCAATGGCTGTGCGATCTGGCATCGTTGGCACCAGCAACATCCCAACAAGCCCCATCAATACGGCGCTCTCATTTTCGGCGACCGGCGGCCACTTTTTGCAGGCCGTGGAAGCGGGCGACGGAGCGAATGCCAATTTCTTTAATCAACAAAATAGCAATCAATTGATGGCATCGTTATGGCTGTGATCAGCTGTAGCGCTTGGGGTGGCGGCCGCAGCCGTCCTTGGGGCCGCGCGGCGGCGAGTAGGGCAGCACGATCGGCATCGCCTGCTGGCCGCCCATCGCCGCCTTGGGGTCGACGATCGCCTGCTGCACCGGCTGCAGGCCGACGAACACCATCTGCGGCGGATCGTAGATGCAGATGCCGAATTGCTGCGCCAGCGGATTGTGCCAGTAGGGGCACGAATCGCAGGTGCAGTTTCCGATCGCGTCATGCGCCGGGATACGGGCCAGACCCGGCGGGCGTGGTGGCAGATCGTTCATCATGTATTTCTCCGGTGTGTGGATCGGCGCCGGCGGCGGTGTTGCGGGCGTCGGCGGCGTCCATGGTGCCGCGCAGCTCGCTGGCCAGGCCTTTGATCACCTCGCGCTCCTGATGCGTGCGCAGCCGCCGCCATAGCGCGGCGAACGCCTCCGAGCCCATCTCGGCGGCCATGCGCGCCTCCTTCTCCAGTGCCTGCACCTTGGCGATGGTGTCGAGCGGCTTGGAGTTGGGATCGATGCCGGCGTTAGATTGCCCGGAGGACGGCGGGGATGAAACAGTAGACGCAACCCCACCACCATCCGGCGGCGTGTTGGAGGGGGAGGCGGACTGCGCTGGCGCCGCACTGCGGGCACGTGAAGAAGGGCGGCGCATGGCGTCCGGCCGCGCCTGCGGCGCCCGCCCAATATCCTCACCGTCGTTGTCTGGCATTGCTTCCTCGGTGCGGATTTTGAACAGCTTGATGCAGGCGTATTTCTCCGCCTGGGTGTGGCACTTGGCGGCCGCCTTGTCGTCCAGGGTGCCGTCCTTGGACATCAGCCGCGACATGCCGGTCCAGCGGATCGGCGGCCAGGTCTCGCCGCTCTGCGCATGCACCGGCGTGATATCGTAGACCACCGCCAGCACCGAGCCGCCGGCGCCGCGCTCGATCACCGAGCGCTCGACTTCGCTCTGGTGCAGGAGCAAGCCCGCCTCCGCCATCAATGGCGATAGCGTGTCCAGCATCACCTCCCACTTCGGGTATTTATAATCCTGGAATTTGTTGTAGCCGCTCTTGGCGATGACGCCGACCCCCTGCTGCACCTTGAGCACCGCCTGGCCGACGTTGGTGGACAGTTTGATCGGTGCCAACACCGGCGCTACCGGTGACGGCACCGCGCCCGAGGCCGCCTGCGCCGCGGCTGCCTGCGGGCTCACCACTGCCGGCAGCTGTACCTTTACGGCGCGCACCCGCTTCTGCGGGCGCCGCTTAGTCTTGCGCTTCATCGTCTTCCTCCACAATCGGGAAATTACTTTTCAACAACACCTCGGCCAGGTCGGCGTCGGTGGCGCCGGCGACCCGCGCCGCCTGCAGCAAGCCCAAGGCCAGGCGCAGTGCGGTGCGCGGCGGCATGCACAGCGAGTCCATCGGCTCCTTCAGCTCGATCGCCACATGCTTGTCATAGACGACGATCTGGCCCTCGATGCTCGGATCGAGATGGCCGAACAGCGCCTGCAGCTTCGGAGATTTCATCTTCATTGGTCATCCTTTCTGACGTGAATGCGGTTGGCGCGGTCGCGGGTGACGCGCACCCCATGACCGAAGGCGCGCGCTGCGTCCTCCGGCAGCATGCTCTTGAGCGCCGCCTTGGCGTCCTCAAACCAATCGCGGAATTCCTGATTCTTGAGGAACGTCACGGCGTGGTGCGCCCATTGATTGTTGCCGACCATGTCGACCGTGCGCGTGGCCACCGGCGGCTCGACCGGCGACAGCTCCTGCAGCGGCGGCTTGTGCAGGGTCACGCACATCATGAAATAATCCGCCCGTCCGATCATCTCGCCGATATAGTCCTCGGCGCGCGGGATGTAGTCGACCACCGGCACCTGGCCGGCGATGACGGTGGAGAGCGCGCACTGCTGCGCCTGCGTGCAGAACATCTGCCACTGCATTTGCGGCTGATACCTGTCGATGATGATCTCCATCGGCTCGCGCCCGCCCACGTCCTTGGCCTCGACCGGGCAATTGTTGGCGCTGTCCCAACCGTCGAGCGTTGCCGCCGCCCAGAAAAAATTCGGATGTGTGACCACCTCGCCGCGCCGGGTGAGCAGGATTTTGTTCTTCTTCTCGTACCAGCGCAGGTTCACCGCCTCGGTGGCGGCGCCACGCTGCACCGCCCAATTGTCCTCGAAATCCTCCGGCGGCACCTCGCCGATCATCTCCAGGTACAGGCGCGAGATGCCAGCGACATCGCCGCGCATCAGCACCGCCACCCGCGAGGCGGTCATCTTGCCCAGGCGCAGCGCCTCCTGCTCGGCGGTCAGACTCATTTCGGCGCTCGCGGCGGTACCCCACCCAGGTCGATGCGCCATTGCGGCAGCGATGTCCCGCGTGGCGGCGTGCTGCAGCGGGTGGGGTCGCCCTTGCGCTCGCGCTCCGCTGCCGCCCGCCGATGATCCGCCGGTGAGCGCGCATAGCGCGCGACGGCGATGATGCCGAATTTTTTCATTTGCGCCTCCAGGGCCGGCTGCACCAATCCCACAAATTCAGCAGCGCGCCGGCGGCGAGCGCAAACGGCAGCAGCATGAACACCAGCACGCGCTGGGGCCATGGGATGTCGCGTGCATTCGGGTTCCAGAACACCAGCGGCGCCAGCAGCCCGTAGACCAGCAACGTGCCGTAGCCGAGCAGTATGCCGAGCGCCACAGCCTCCGCTTCCATCACATGCCTGCCTTCCAGATCACCAACCCGCACAAGGCGGCAACCAGCGCCATGGCGCCCATGAACAGCCAGATCGCTGCGTCGGGTGACATCCCCCGACTTGACACGCGCGAATGCCATGTGTCAAGTTGCAACATGGTACTTGGAAATCTCAAGCCGCGCACCACCGTCGACCCGCGCGGCATCGCCATTGCGCATCGGCTGCGCGATCTGCGCGAGCGGATGGGATTGCGGCAGGACCAATTCTGCTTTTTCTTCGACATCTCGCGGCTGACCTATTGGCGTTGGGAGCGCTACGGGCCGCCGCGCGCGGCGCACGTGCGGCGCTACTGCGAGATGGTCATCCGTCAGCTGCGCGAGCGTCTGCAGGACAAGCAGAGGTGGCAGCGCGATCTCAACAACAAGAGGAAAGCCCATGCCCAGGCGCAGGCCCGGTATCGGCGGCGGAAAGAGCTTGAGCGCGCCGCTGCGGCTGACTGAGGACGAGGCGACGCGCACCATGCGCGCCTCGACCTATCCCGGCATGGCGTCGTGGGCCATCCCCGACAGCGGCCGTACCTGTCGTGAGTGCGGCAATTGGATGTTCAACGGCCACCTCGGCGATGGCCGGCTGCGCGACGCGCCGTGCCGCAAGTATCAACAACTCATGCACATGGGGAAGAAGACGCCGCGGGTGCCGCACTACGCGCCCGCCTGCCGCTTTTTCGCTGCCGTCGAAAATCCACCCACAGCCTATCGCGAGCCCGGTGGCCATGCCTGGTAATTCACCATCCTGGCCGGAGGACGCCACTGTGTTGCTGCGGCGGCTGACGGCAGATGGCGTCTCGGCCAGGGACGCCAGCACGGCGCTGCGCCATGCCGGCTTCGACTTTTCGCGCAGTGCCGTGATCGGCAAGCGGGCGCGCCTGGCGATCGGGCCGGGCAACAAGGAGCCGGCAAAAGCGCCGCGGGTGCGCAAGCTGCGCGGGCGGCCGCGTGTGCACAAGGCGCGGGCGACGCCGCCGGTCCTGATCAAGCTGCCGCCGGCGCCGCCGCAGGCGCTCAATCTCAAGCTGGCGCAGCTGGAGCCGCAGCACTGCCGTTTTCCGACTACGCCCGATCCGCCGTATCTGTACTGCGGCGCGCCGGCGACTCATCTTTGCTATTGCGCCTGGCACTACCGCTACATGCACGGGGACGGGGATGCGGCCAGCGACTAAAAACCGGGCCATGCTGGTGGCTTATGAGCGTGGCCAGGCGGCGGCGCGCATGGGTCATTCCAGTGCCACCTGTCCGTACCCGCAGGAGCCGAAGCTGACGTGGATGAAGGTGTACCGCTCCTATTGGCAGCGCGGCTGGGGCGACGCCAAGCGTGAGTTGGTGGCGGAGCGGCGCGCATGAGCAAATACGGCTACCGGTTGGAGGAATGTGACCCCTTCGAGCTGTATCTACAGCACACGCCGACCGATGTCATGATCGGCGTGCATGCTGATGACGCCGACGATGAGCTGGCGGATTGGTTTGGTGTGCAGGAGCTGATCATGCAGGTTTTGCAGGGTGAGTCCAACGGCGAGAACACGGTCACCTTGTCGGAGCTTGAAGAAGCGCAGTGGCGGCGATCGGCAGATATTTTCGAGCACATCGCGGTGGCAATCAGGATTGCCTTGGCGCGTGTGGTGCGGCCGGAGCCTGGGGACAAATGAGACGCCACAGCCCTGGGCGCACGCGAAGAAATCCGTTGCGATGACGCTCAATCAAACAATCAAGTTCTACTTGCAGCAATGGGCCGACCACAGCAACCACGATGCTGCGTTGCTCGCCCTCGGCATCTACCTCGGCCTGACGCTGGCGAGGGACAAATATGCAGCTCAACAACAGGAGGTGAAGCATGACGACCAATCAACAACACGGAAGCCTCGGCGCCGCCCGCGTGCGCGAAAGTTTCAATCCAAGCGGCGATGATCTGGTCAACAAGATCAAGCGCTACACCGCCGATCTGATCGACCTGTGCGAGGAGCACAAGCAGAAGGGCCACGGTGGTGGCGAGGAGGCGCGCCTGTGGTCGTTGGCGCAGACCCACTACGAGGACGCTGCCATGTGGGCGGTGAAGGCAGCGACGACGCCAAAATGAAACCGGTCAAACGCAGGCACAAACGCACACCGACCGCCGCCGAGCAGAAGGCGGCGGCCGACATGCGGGCGGTGATCCCATTATTGCATCGGGCGCTGATGACGTTTCCGCACGGCAGTGCCAAACATCGGCGGGTGATGGACGCGATGATTGCACTGACGCGGGGTTTTGCCCTGCGGTGAATTTGTGCATGTGCTCAGCTTGAGCATACCAGCCCTGGCGGCTTGCAACGGGTCATCGATCGGTCACAGGATGGGAGCCTCGCGATTCCTCATTCGAGGGGCTCCCCCATGATCGAAATCGCCGCCATGCGCGCTGCCGGTCTCACCGAGACCCAGATTCTGGCCATGTTCGAACAAGAGCAGCACGAGGCGAAGGCAGCCGCCGCCGAGCGCCTCGCGCTCAAACGAGAGCAAACGAGAGTCCGTAACCGAATCTACAGAGCGCGAAAAAAGGCTAATGAAATCAACGGTCGCGTGACGCACGTGACGCGTCATGAGCGTCACGAAAAAAACCCCAACGATTTCAACGGTCGCGTGACCGTCTCTCCGGTCACAAATCCCCCCATACCCCCCTTACTTGTTGAAACTCAGAATCTAAAAACAGAATCCCAGACTCGTGGAGAGGCCTTCGCGCGCGAGACAGACAATTCACAGCTTCCGAATGTAATTGCTCGAGAAAGCGGACTCCCGATGGGAAGAATGCAGGCAGTCCCGATCCCCGACAACTGGCAACCGAGTGTGTGGACGCGCGAAGACCTGCATCTGCGCGGCAAGTCCGACGCGGAGATCGATTTCGAGTTCCCGCGCTACCGGGACCACTGCAAGGAAAGGGCGAAGCTGGTGGCCGATCCCGACGCCGGCTTTCGCAATTGGATGACCAACGGGATCAACAACAACAAAGGACAGGCACAAAATGGATACCAGCGACCAGAATCGGAGTGGAACAGGCAGCAACGCGAGTGGCGCGAAACCCGGGAGTGGCTCGCCGCCGGCGCGCGAGATCGTGGTGGCGTTGACGGGAAGGCTATTGAAATTCTTCCCCACCAGGCCGGGAGTTGACTCACAGGCCTTCGCCACCGCCATCATCGGCATCTTCCTGCGCTATCCGCTCGACATCGTCGAGCACTGCTGCGATCCCTTCACCGGCCTGCCGTCGAAGCAGAACACCACGCCGACGCCCTACGACGTGCGCTGCTTCTGCGAGGAGCAGATGCGGCCGCGGCGCTACATCGACGAGTACAATGCCCGCTCGAAAGTCCAGCTGCGCGAGCGGATGGAACGCGAGCGGGAGATGCGCGCCTCGGCGCAGCCGCGGCCGGCTGACCCGGCACCGGGGCCGGACGGCAAGCATCCGCCGGGCACTATTCTGTCCAATTATGCCGAGGCGGTGAAAATCTACGGGCGGCCGATCGGCGTGTTCGAGGAGGGCCGAACCCGCCCTTATGATACCGGTCGAGTCCGTGAGGACTTGAACGCGGCGGCCAGGGGGGAAGGCAAGCAGACCATCCACGAGATCGAGGACGAGATGGCCAGCCGCGGCATCTACATGTCCGGCTGGAAGGCCCGCAACGGTGGCAAGCCCCACAACGAGACGCCGGAGAGCGTGCGTGCGAAATTCGGCCTGACCCAGGAGCAATGGGACGCGCTGCCGAATGCCCCACCACGGCCGGGGGTGGGGTCATGATCGAGGTCATCGTCTATCCCGCCGCCGCGGCCGGCCAGTGGCTTGCCGAGTTCCAGGGTAGGGTGATAGCCGGCCCCACCGCAAATCCATTCCTGGAGGCCGCGCGGCGGCTTGCCGCCGATCCTGGCAGGGATTTAGGCGAGCCGATGGTGATGCGGCATCGCGACAGCGACCATTTTGCCCTGAAGTCGACGCTGGGCGACGCCCTGGCCGCATGGGTGGAAGGTAGACACCGCGGCGCCGGCGCCATCGCCGAGCGGCTCGGGCTCGAAAGTGAGGTGTAAGATTCGGAGAACGAATCGAGACCGGAGTTCCTGTCCGAAGCGTCCGATTTGCGACTTCAGGCGGAGGTTGGCACGTGAAACTCTCCCAGCGGTATCAGGCGGTTTACATGCGACAGTGGCGGAAAACCCACCCACTGAGCGCAGAGGCGCGACGCAAGGACATCACCCGTAGCTACGCGGGGGTCTACAAGCGGCGGGGGTTGTTGGTCCCCGAGCGCTGCCAGTGCGGGGCAGGAAAAACCGAAATGCATCATAAGGACTACAGCAAGCCACTGCAGGTGCAGTGGTTGTGCCGCCCTTGTCATCAAGTAGAGCATCAGAAAGGAACCCCAAATGCCTGACCAGGAACGCGATATTCAAGAGGAAATCGACGACATCGGGCAGCGTAGCTCGCGCGACGATCGCGGCCGTTTCCGCAGCCTGCCGCCGGCCGCCCAGCTCGATGCGACGGCGGGCCAACGGCATGTGGGCTACGACCAGCAGCCCTCGGCCGCGTTGCTGCCGGATGTCGATGGGGTGGCGCCCAAGCTGGCCACTGGCGACCCTGACGGGGCGGCGCACACCTTGCGCAGGCAGATCGAGCAGGCGATCGACGACGTGGTCGCCTATCATCTCAACGAATTGGATCAACTGGTTGAGCGCATTCTGCAGATCAAGGATCAGATCAAGCAGGGCGCGGAGATCATGAAGCGCGAGCACGGCAACTACTTCGCCTTCTCGGCGGAGACCTCGGCCTTCGTGGCCCAGGTCGACGCCCGCCTGCGCGAGATCATCAACGGTGGTGATGGGGGATAAAAGAGTTAACCCCGGGGTTTAAGTCCCCGGGGCACCCCTCAATCGCTGCCGAGCGGGGCATCGCGTGGGTTGGCGGCGTAGAAGTCCGCCAACCCCTCGAAATCGGGCCGCAACTCCAGCGCCACCGCCACCGCCTCCGGCGGCAGCGATACGGCCCGCAGCATCAGCAGCAGGTGCAGGATGTTGGCCACCGTGGCCGGCACCGCGTGGGTGCCGGCCAGGTAGTAGAAGATTTGCCGGTTGCTCACGCCGAGCAGCTCGGCCGCCATGGTACCGCCATGCGTGAGACCCAGCTCGCGCATGAGGGAGCGGAAGACGGCGGGGCTCATGGCCCCGCCGCACGGCTCCGCGCCGGCTCCTCGATGGCGCCGGCAGGGCCGCTCGGCCGCTCGACCTTGTAGCCCAGCTGCACCAGGAAGGCCTCGGCGGCCACTGCGGCGGCAGCGGTCTCGAATGCCTCCAGGGTATCGAGCAGGGCCTGCGGCACGGCGATGTTCCAGAACGGCGTGCCGCCGGTGCCCACATCGATGTCCATCACCTTGCCCCAGGCGCGGGCACAGTCCTTGATGGCGATCGAGCGCCGCTCCTCGGCGCGGTACAGCGTCTCGGTGGCACTGGTGCCGCGCCCGATCCAGGTCGAGCGCGGCACCGTGTAGTCGGCGAGCTGGGCCTGGATGTCGCGCCCGCGTTGCTTGTGGTCTTGTTGCATTGGTTGCTCCTTTCACGCCTTTGGCGCGTTCTCAGACTTTGAACGTGGTCGGCGCCGGCCCCAGCGGATCGGCGGGCTTGACGTCTTCCTGCTCCCGTCGCCGCCGCAGCTTTTCGGTGAGTTCCGTTGCCAGCTCCTCCCACCAACGCGGCGGGTCGGGCTTGGCCAGGACGCGCTCGATCCTGGCCTGCATCTCTGCGTCAGCGGAGAAGCCGGCTTCGATCCTGCGCACCGCCTTGATGAAGACCTTGAGCGGTACGCCGTCTTTGCGTGCCGTCTCGATCAGGGTATCGGCCAGCAGCTGGGCCAGCATGTCGCTGAGAAAGTGCTCTTGCATCTGTCGGTTTCCTTTCGTGTTTTCAAATTACTCACGCAGCAAACTCGCCGTTCCTTCCACGATCTGAAAATCCTGGCGTAGCTAACTCGCGAGCCCGGTGAAGTGGTGCGGATCGCACCGCAAAGCGCCCGCCGGGGCGGGCGCGGAGCGCTACGGTCGGCGGTCGTTCTTTTCGTCCTGCCACAGCAACCAGGCCCACAGCGACAGAAAGGCCGCGGCAAAAATGATTGTCATCATGTCAGCCCCCGCCGATATCGAAGGCGAGCATGTAGTTGCAGCCTTGCCTGGCGATGTCGGTCACGTGACCGCAAGCCTCGCACGCGGCGGTCTTGAAGAATTTGTTGGGTTCGTCGCAGGTCTGCCGGCTGCCGCATCTGGCGCAGGTGAACTTCTGAAAGAAGGTTGCGCCTCTGGCGACATAGGGCGCGGCCGTGGCCGCGCATTCCTCGATCGGATAGTCGTTGTATTCGGGCATCGTATTTCCCTTTCGTCGGCACAGGATCGTGCCCCGTGAGGGTGGGTTGCCCCACCCTCCCAGGCCGCGGTCACTCGCCTACGGCATCCTTGATCGCGTTGTGGAGCGTCGCCGGGTCTTCCAGCGGCACCGCCACGACTCCGGCGGGGAGCACCGAGTCGAGCCTGCCGTCCGTCCAGGTATAATTGACTGGATCGGGCGACGCCTCGGCGCGATAGTCCTCGACAGCAAACCAGCGCATCGCCAACGCATGCGCGTTGTCGAGCGCTTCCTTCTCGGTGGCAAAGCGCAGACCGTTGCCGGCCCAATCGCCCTGCACCTTGACCATGGGTCGATAGCTACTCATCTGGTATCCTTTCGTTTGGACTCTTCAGGCACCGCTTGACGGTGCGACGGCCGCTATGCGGCCGTTTCGTCCTCCTCGTCCTGCTTGTAGTCCTCCGACCAATGGTCGGCGATTTCGCTCCAGTCGACGGCCTCGCGGGCGCCGTATGGATCGTCTTCGATCTTCCAATCCGGCGTTCCCTCGGGAAACCATTCACGCACGAAGTCCTCCACCTCTTGCGCGGTGCGTGGCTGTTGCCGCATGCGTTCGTGGTAGATCGATTCTTCGTTGTCGCACCACAGTGCAACATTCCAGGTCTCCCAATTCTTCCAACCGTTGTAGGTCATCGGGTCACCCGCGGAGTTACGTACGGCATGGCCGGACCTGATTGATTGTTGCGGGCACGGACATTGGCGCCCGGCACGCAAGCGGCACGAAACCGCGACTCGTCGAAATGCGGGTTGCTTTGCTTGAACACGTCCACAAGCGCACCGACAATCTGTTGCCAGTAGGCCTCATGCGTCAGTATCTTGTCGCCGTGCTTGGGAAAGTTTTGTTGCATCATCGAAGCCATGGCCTCGAAATGCCTCTGTTGGAACATGCTCGGCATCTTGTCTTCCTTTCGCTTCAGGCATCGATTTGATGCCCCGTGCGGGCGCCGCGGCGCCCGCCCAGGCCATCAATCAATCCCGCAATCTTCGTTGCGGTCCGGCACGGCGCCGGTACGGTAGCGCTTGGGATGACGGCAGGCTCGCTTGTAGTCGGCGATCATCTTGCGGGCCTCATCCTTCGATATGCCGCCCAAGGCGTTATTGATCGCGTCCGGCATCTTTTCGACGGCGCGGGCGATCTTGAGGACATGCGACTTGAACACGTCATGATGCTTCGACATTTGGTTTCCCTTTCGAGGATAGGATGCACTCGGGTGCATCGGGAGAGGCACGCAAGCGGCGTGCCCCCGACCGATAGACCCTAGGAGCGTATGCCAACGGCGGCGATGTACGCCCAGGCAAACAACAACAATGCGATGAACAGGGTTGCCATGTGGCTACCTCCACCATTCGAGCAGGTGAATAGCGAGGTGCTTGACCCATTCGGCGGTGTCGCACACGATCACGAAACCATCGGCCAATTCGATGGCCGCGCCGATGTGGAGCAAGGCGACAAGGTGCGCTACGTATCGCATCTGGTTTTCCCTTTCGAAGGAAGCCGGCAGGATTGCCAGCACAGAGGACACCTGTTTGATTGATGTTCAGTCGATGGTTTCGATTGCCTTGGTCGATTCGCGAAACGGACAATCGGCAAGGCCGTGCGTCCATTGTGCATTGGCAATGTCGCCGGCTTTGTTGCAGCTGTAGACGCGCACCGATGTTCCGGCGGCGATCAGGCCGCGGATGTAGCTTTCGCAGGTGTGAAAATCGGCTTGCAACAATCGCTGTATGCGCAGAACATCGGCCTCGCCCATGTTGAACACGTTGGCGATGCCACCCTGGTAGACGATTGCAGCGTTTTTGATTTGCAGTTTGCGTGACATTGGCATTTCCTTTCACGGTGTCCTCTGTGCTGACAAACGATTGTCAGCGCAGAGGACACCCGATTGAAGATCGTCAGCGGTTAAGATCGCGGGCGCGGCGCTTTGCTTGTTCCTCGGTTGAGTAGCGAGCAACGACTCGATTGAAGGTGCGGAATGTTGCCACGACCGCGTAGGGGCGCGTGGCGTCGAAGGTCATCTTCTGGACCAGGTATTTCCTGTTCATGGTGCTTCCTTTCGGGTGGGTGTCCTCGGCGCTGACAATCAAGTCAGCAGCGCGGCCTTGCGGCCGTGTCCTCGACCCCGCGCTTTGTCCGCTCTTGCGGCGCTCCCCGCGGGGCCTGGCAGTGTGTCATCCGTTGCAGCACCTCCGTTCTTGATGATCAGAGTATAGCCATGGATGAAGCACCTTCATAGCGTAAAAAACCGGAATGATCCGCACAAGTCCGCACCCGCCGCGCAACAATGTTGCGGGCAATCGGCTGTTATATAGTAACAATGTTCCATAATCCCGCGCATTAGAGCCCAATGCGATCAATGACTTGAGAATTGTCTTGACACGGTTTTCAGGTAATCGCCCACTGTCGCGCGTCGCGGTCCCGATTCGTGGTCCTCAGTCTTTGTGAGCCCCTGCCGAGCCCGAGCCGTGGCCGCTGCAAGAGCCGCGATCACGGGGCGACAATAGCCTCACAGCGATGCCCACAGTCGTCCCGTGATCCGGTATCGCCAGCGCGGATGGAGAGAAAGCGGAGCAAACAAATCGTTCCCTCCCCGCACTGTTTGGTTGTTGGTTGGTTGTTGGTTGGTCGTCATTCTCCCCCGCAGATGGTTGTCAGAACGCCGTGTCGGATACTATGTCCGCTATCATGCATTGATATCGTTGGGTGATTGGTTGTTGGTTGATTTCTACCCATGTCCGTACCGGTTGTCAGACAGCCATTGGGGGGGGGAGGGGTACCCCCGGGGCGCGCGCACGCGGGCTCAGGGCGCTGGGGTCGCGACCGACCAGCGCCGGCGCCCCATCCTTCCCCCTCCCAGGAAAAAAAGTGTATAGAGGTTGTTGGAGAGGCCATTCAGTTGAGTGGGTCGTCAGCCGCTGAAACAACGTTGACATGTAACTGACGGACGTTGTGGCCTGCTTGGTCTCTCCACCCCTGGTCTCGTTTTGGTGGGAGGTGTGCCTGATGCAGGGTTTCATCAACAACGTGCTGTTCGGCCTGGCCTTCGGCATCGGCCTGTTCATCAGCTACAACGTGCTCAACTTCATCGGCCAATTCTTCCACGCCACGCCGTTGCTGCGATGAGCACCTGGCGCCGGCGCACCATCGATGCGATCATTGCGGCCGAGCGCGAGCTGCTCGCGCAGGCCTGGCGGCGGGCGCTGGCCGATCACAGCGCGGCAGAGTTGGCGGCGCTGCCGGAGCCGCAGCTGGAGCAGTTGCTGGCGCGCTACGGCGGTCCACCCCCGGTCGGGTCGAGGGTCCGCAGACACTAAAGGCCGTTCACGGCCGTCTTCGCGGGATACCCTTTCCGGTTTTTTACGGGTGCGGCGCGCTTGACTTTGCGCGATAGTGGGCCGCGGCCGGCCATCGGAGCTTCTCTTTGTGGGGAAGCGGTCTCGACAGCCGCCGGCGGCCGGTCGCGCTCCAGGGAGCAGTGTGCAGATGCCCTTGTCGTTCGATGTCCTCTCCTTCAACGCGGTGCTGATCTGGTTTGCGTTCGGCTTCTGCATTGCCGCCGGCGCCGCCCTGGCCTGTGCCGTCGTCAGCGAGGCCTGGCGTCGCCTGGTGCGCTTCCTGTGAGCCACGAGGAGACCAGCCAGGGCTTCGAATTCGTCTGCGACACCTGCGGCAACGTGCGTCCGCCCGGCAAGCTGGGGCGCGGCTCCTACAAGCGCGACTTTGCCGAGGAGTGGGAGGACGCGCGGGACGATGGCTGGCGCGCCTACAAGGACGCGAACGGCACCTGGCGGCACAAATGCCCGCAGTGCTGACTGCAGCGGGCGGGTTTCAACAATTACGGCCTGTCACGATGAGGGATTGATGCCGCCGAAGCCCGATTATGTGATGTTCACCGCCGAAGATGGCGCCCGTGCCGTGGTGCGGGTGGCCGGCGTCGACATGTTGCGGGATGCCAATGCGCAGGAACGGCAGGGCGGCACCATCACCGTCATGATCGTCGGCGGCGTGCAGGTGGGCACGGCGCAGAAGCTGGACGCGGTGATCGAAGGGCTGGGGATCGAGCTGTGAGCACGTTCAAGCCCGGCCGGCTGCCGGACGATTTCCTCCAGGACGACGAGGGCGCGCTCGCCGCCGCCATCGCCTGGAACGACAGGCACAAGGTCGTCTACATCGAATTCGAAAAAAGCGTGCGCTGGGTGGCGCTGCCGCCCGAGCAGGCGCGCGAATTTGCCAATCTGATCCTGCGCAAGCTCAAGGAGCACGCGCAATGAGTACGCGGCGCGGGTTTCTGCGCACTCTGCTCGCCGGTGTTGCCGCGGCGGTAGTCAGGCCATTCAGCGGGGTCACCGTCACCGAAGTCATCTATCCAATCACCGTCGCCGGCAAGACCTTCGTGCCGCCCGACTACGAAAAGCTGATGCTGATCACCCGCAAGGCGTTCGTGCCGCGGCTGTTCGTGCAGATATGGCAGGAGCACATCCCGGAGCTGGACGACGTACCACATTCCGGCCTACCTCCTGATGCGCGAGCAGATGATCGAGGCTGATGACGTGGCGGCGCGGCATCAGCGCGAGGCGCGCAAGCGCGGCGCCCGTCCGCATGGCGGCGCCTCGGAAGACCCGCGCGAAGCGCTGGCGCTCAAGCGGCTCGGCATCCGCGGCGAGCAGGCCGGCAGGTATGTCTTCCTGGCGGCGGGCATCCCGATACGCTGGCGCTCGCTGGAGCCCTACGATGCGCACGCGCCCGACTACGAGGACTGGATCGACGCCAAGACCCGACCGCATCGCGACAAGTCGCTGATCATCAAGCCCGACGACAATCCGACCTGGGCCTACCTGCTGGTGTGCGCCGACATGCACCCGGTCTACCGGCTGATCGGCTGGGGCCGGGGCTGGGATTTGAAGGACGATCGCTTCTGGCGCGAGGATGTCCCCGAGCCGGCGCATTTCATCAAGGAGCAGCACGGCATTCTCCGCCCGGTGGCGGAGCTGATGGCCGAGCTGAGAAGGAGACAGGCACGTGGACTATAGCGAGAGCGAGCATCTGAAGCCGCTTGATCTATTCGAGGACCGCGCCCGCGCAGACAGCGGTTACGCCATCGCCTATGCAGTCATTCAGGCAGCGACGATGTTGTCCAAGGCAATCAACGGGCTCAACGAGTCATTGCGTTCGGATCACCCGCTCCAGGGTGAGACGCTGAGTGGAGTCGAGCATGCGCTGGTAGAAATTGCCGACGCATTGCTCGGGTTGAAGCAGGAGAAGGATTGAATCTTCTGGGGGAGGTTGCCTGCCGCAAGGCCGGCCCCGCCTGAAGATCGGGATGTAGACCAGGCGCCCGGTCCTCCCCACCAGACAAACGAAAGGATGCAATGATGCAGCCGAAATTCGACTTGAACGACGGGCTGTCCCCGGAGGAGGTGGAAGCGCTGGTCAAGACCCTGGGGCCGGACCTGGATGTCGAGCTGGAGAATGTGCGCAAGCTGGCCGTCGCCATCGCCAAGGCCACCTGGGTGCTGGCCGACGTCTACCGCTGCGGCATGGCGGCCAAGCTGATGGCCCTGACCCTGGCGCAGGCCTCGTACTGCAAGTGCTATCTGCACGGCGAGGAGCGGCATCGGGCGGCACGGAAGATGATCCTCGACGTCTACGACACCATCGTCATGGGAGTGGAGCGCAATGACCGGGCAGGAGCAGGTGCCGTGGGAGACCGCGCTGGAACAGGAGCGGCTGCGGCTGGAGTGCCTCAAGCTGGCGATGGCGATGCTGCCGCGCGAGTACCTGGGCATCCCGCAGGGCGTGGTGATGCTTGAAGCGCGCGCCAATCTGCTGCTGCGCTATGTGCAGAGCGGAGTGATGGCGGAGCCGGCACCGCCAGCGCCACCGCGCATGCGCATGCAGCCGATCGACGATGCCGAGGAGATCGCCGCGCGCTACGGCAAGGAGAACGAGCGATGAGCGAAACGCCGGGGACGATGAACAGCATCGGCTGGGCGGTCAAGCAGCTGGGCAATGGCCGCAAGGTGCGGCGCGTCGGCTGGAACGGCAAGGGCATGTGGCTGGCGCTGGTGCCGGCGGGATGCAGCGAGCTGCACGCCGAGGCCATGGTCGAGGCGCCGCTGGCGCCGTGGGTGGGCATGCTGACGATGCAAGGCGTCTTCGTTCCCTGGCTGTGCTCGCAGACCGACTTGCTGGCGACCGACTGGGAGCTGGCCACGTAGCTGTGGACAATGCGGAAATGTGCGGACATGTGCGTAATTTTCCGCTGGCGTTGGGGCGTGCGCACCGACATCTATTGCCTATGGAGGCCGGCGGGGTCATCACTCCCCCCCCCGTCCCCCCAGATGCCCCGAAGCCATTGCAAACCCACAATGGCGCCGGCCTCCTACCATGATTGACGAAAAGATCAGAGCCAGCCTGTTTCCGCGTCAGGTCGCCGAGCGGCTGTTCGACGCGCTATGCCGGGAGCCCGGTGTGTTCACCGCTCCCGAGTTGGTTGCGGCAGTGTGGCCGGATGCCGATGGCGGTCCGCTCAATGCCGAGATGTCGCTCTATGCTGCCGCCTGGCGGCTGCGCAGGGTGCTGCGCGCCTCAGGCCTGCCGCTCACCCTGGTGACCGAGCCCGGGCGCTGGCGGCTTGTCATCGGCAGCGAATCGGGCCAGGGTGCGCGCTCTCTGGAAACCGACCCTGAAACTGCGCCGCCCGCAAAACCCTTGCGCGGCGGCGCCGCTTTGTGACTACATCGGAGTTCGCGGCGCACCTTTCGCTCGGCTCCCCCCGGCGGGTCGAGACCCGAAGACCAGGCGGCTGCGTCGCGAGCATTTGGTCGGTACCAAACCGCACGGTACCGTCTTTGTCGTCTGGTCGTCGCCGGGACTTGATTGAGCAGGCACATGCTTGATTTCCTCGGCATCATGGTCGCTGGCTTCGCGGTCGGCTTCTTCACCGGCATGGGCGTCGGCGGCTTCGTCGCCGAGCGCCACTGGCGCCGCGCCTATCGGCAGATCGCCGACGACTACAAGCGCACCTACGACGCCACCATTCAGCAGCAGATGCGCAAATACAGGATGACGCCATGAGGACGCGCGAGCAGCATCTCGACTGGTGCAAGCAGCAGGCGCACGAGTATCTTGACGACGGCGATATCGCCAATGCGCTGGCATCGATGATGTCCGACCTCAACAAGCATCCCGAGCTGAAGAATCATCCAGCCATGTATATGGGCGGCATGCTGCTGATCGGTGGTCACATGTGGAGCGTGGACGAGGCGCGGCGCTTCATCGACGGGTTTCACTGATGGACCCGCTGGTCATCAACAACTTCCTGCCCCAGCAGCTGTTCGATCGGCTGCTGGTCTTCGCCGGCAAGGAGATGCCGCTCTCCTACGGCAGCAAGTCCAACAGCCAGACCGACCCGCACGGGCACCTGTCCTACAAGCCGCTGCACGATGAGCAGCAGAATCTGGCCGACCTGAGCGACGCCTCGATGCCGCTGCTGTTCAAGCAGGCCTGGGAGTTCGTGCGCACCCGCATGCACGTCGGTGCCTACGGGCCGTTCAAGCTGCTGCGCGCCTATGTGAACGGCTACAGCTACGGCCTGGACGGCTACGCCCACACCGACTCGGCGCGCGAGCAGGAATGGACCTGCATCATCTTCCTCTGCGACCAGTGGCACCCGGATTGGGGCGGCGAGACCCTGGCCTGGCGCGGCGAGCGCATCTGGGCGGCGCGGCCCGCTCCCAACCGCGCCATGATCCTGCCCTCCAACCTGTGGCACCGCGCCGCCTCGCTGTCGCGCAAATGCAACCTGCTGCGCCTGGTGCTGGTGCTGAAATTCCGCCAGCAGCGCAGCGCTGGATTCGAGCACCTGTCGTCCTGGCTGGTGCGGTACGGAGCACTCCAGCATGAGCACGCCAGCGGCACACTGCACGATCATCTTATGCGGGTCTACCAGCTACTCGCAGGGCGCAACCTACCTGCTGCGGTCTGTGTCGGCGGCGGGCTGCACGCGATATACGGCACGAATGCATTCAAACAGCGCCTCTCTGATGCCAACCCTTTCGCGCGCGCAGCTGTCGCCGGCGAATGGGGCCGCGAAGCCGAGGAGCTGGCCTACAACTTTTCCATATTAGATCGCCCGGTGGAGCTGGAGCGGATCGCCGCGCATCTGGCCATGGATCACAGCTTCATGCTGCGTTGTACGCACAATGCCTCGTTCGTTGTCGATCAGGCGACGGCGCGCGCCCTGTGCCTGATCGAATGTGCCAACCTGGAGGATCAAGGAAGCCTGGAGAAGTGGAGGCAACTGTCGCTGCTGTGGAACCTCGAAAGGGACGGACATGCTGCGAAGATTGTGGGCGTGGATCAGAAGTCGGTGGATGGCGTCGTTACCGTCACCGATGGCGGCATCTTCAACGCCGCCGGCGAGCGCGTCGGCGGACACTCTGTTGCCGTCCCCCCCGCACAGGGAAAAACCGGCCGCAAGCCCCGCGCCGCTGAATGAGTACGAGTTCAATTTCCGCGGCGACATTCTCGACAAGCTGGAAGACTACTTCGTGCTGCTCGATCGCATGCGCAAAGGTGATCGCGGTGCCTATCTGATGTACGCCAAGGTCGGCGCCAATCTGGTGCCGTGGCCGGAAGCGGCCATCATGTGCGATGAGGAGTGGCCGATCAGCGAGTGGTTTAAGTCGACGCTGCCGGGTTTCGGTGCCGTGATGTGGACGCGGCCGCGGGCCGACAGCAAGAAAAACATGTGGCCGCGGCTGATCTACTTCACCAAGTACGACGTGCGCGGGGCGCCGAGCGAGCTGCAGCCGGTCAACGGCGGCGCCGTCTATGCGGTCACCGCCTATTGGGACTGTCCCGGCGACAAGGTTTTCGACAAGATCAAGCGCGGGGTGCCGACCGAGTTCGGCATCTGCATCCACCCGGACGGCAGCGTGTCGTCGCTGCGCATGCTGCTGAGCAAGCAGATCAAGATCAAGGGCAAACGCAACCGCCGCGCCGGCGGCGGCCGCGGTGTGCGCAACGGCAACACCGTCTTCACCCGCCGCGAATGGGACTACCCGGAATTCTTCAAGGATTGGGCGCACGATCACGGCCTGACGCCGGAGGTGCATCTGCTGCGGCTGTTCTCCGCCGCCACGCATTCGTTCGAGGTGGCGCACTACGGCATGCTCAAGGTGACGGTGCGGAAAAACAACAAGCTGACCGCCACCTTCAACATCGCCGCCAGGCGCAGCGCCTACTTCTTCAAGGATCGCGACATCACCATCGATCAGGCGGGAGCGAAGAAGCGCATCTTTCACATCGTGCGCCCGCACACACGTCAGGTCGGCGACAAGACGACCGGCGTCAGGCTGCACTTCCGCGGCCTGCAGGATTTCGTCTGGAACAGCTACGCGGTGCGCATCACCGTGCCGGGGCTGCACCACGCCAATCTGGCCGAGTTCGATCTCAAGGCCTACGACGAGGAGCATTGGGACGGCAAGAAGCACATGATCGATCATTGGCAGGTCGGTGCCATGCTGGCCGACCAGGTGCAGGAGGGCTGGCCGGCGCTGCAGCGCTGGAAGGACAGATGGAAGGCGGCGGGCGAGCGGCACAGGGCGCGGATGACGGCGGCGCGTTCTCCTGCTATTGGTCAAGGCGGAGACAACGCCGATGGCCCGCGCCGGCCCGTTCACCATCCCTGATCCGCTGCCGGAAGTCTCGGGGCGGCGGCTGCAGGCGCTCGACCCCGAGCCGGTGCTGCTGCCGCCGCGGCCGATCCTCGACGCCGGCTACAGGAAATTCAACGAGCTGGCCAGGCAGTGCTGGCCCAACGCCAAGTGCGACGGGCTGATCAGCTTCGATCCGAAGAACCCGCAGCAGCTGATGTACGTGCTCGGCCTGGTCTACATGGCCATGCGTGATGCTGACACCAACCGGTAGGCTCAGCCCGTTCCCGCGCGAAAAGTTCCTGGAGTTCTGCTCGCGCATCTATATCCAGACCAAGGACTTCGGCCTGGTGCCGCTGCAGCTGCTCGGCACCCAGACCCATGTGCTTGATGAGATGTGCGCCGCGATCGAGCGCGGGGTGTCGAATTTCATGATCCTCAAGGCGCGCCAGCTCGGCATGACGACGTTCTTCATCGTCGTCGACCTGTTCTGGTGTTTCGAGCACGCCGGCATGCTCGGCTCCTTCGTCACCCACACCGACCAGGCCAAGGCCAACTTCCGCAACATGATCAAGCTGATCTTCCACAAGCTGCCGCGCACGCACCGGGTCAAGTGGGATCAGGAAAACCGCGACATGATCGTGCTGCGCAACAACTCAGTGCTGCAGTATCTCGTCGCGGGGACGAAGGACAAGGTGAAGGGTGGTCTCGGACGCTCCTCGGCCAACAATTTCATACACGCAACTGAGGTTGCCTTTTGGGGTGCGCCAGACGATCTCAATGAACTCGCGGCCACTATGAGTACGCATCATCCGCACCGCCTCAAGATCGAAGAAACCACCGCCAACGGCTTCAATTTCTGGGAGGAGCGTTGGCGGGAAGGGAAGAACGATCCGACTGTCTGCTGCATCTTCGTCGGCTGGTGGCGGCATGATCACTACCGGTACGAGGAGGGATCGGAGAAGTTCGACCAGTATATGCCCAAGGGCCGCAACGGGCCATGGACGCGGCTGGAGCGCATGCGCGCCAACGACGTTGCCAGGCGCTACGGTTACAGCGTCACCCCGGAGCAGCTGGCCTGGTACCGCTGGAAGCTCGAAAGCGAGCTGTTCAACGACCAGGGCAAGATGGACGAGATGTATCCGTGGGTGGAGGAGGACGCCTTTGTCGCCACCGGCACGCAATTCTTCGCCTCGCGGCAGATCACCGAGACCATGCGCGCCGCGCGGCAGCGGCCGTTCATGCCCTACAAGTACGAGTTCGGCGAGCACTGGCGCGACACCGTGGTGACCAACGTCAACCGCCGCAATGCCGAGCTGCGGGTCTGGGAGGAGGCGGACGCCAACGGCCACTACGTGATCGGCTGCGATCCCGCCTACGGCTCCGGCCCCGACGCCGATCAATCCGCGATCTGCGTCTGCCGCGCCTATGCCGACAAGCTGGTGCAGGTGGCGGAGTTCGCCACGCCGATCGTCTCCACCTATCAGTGCGCCTGGGCGCTCGCCCACATCGGCGGCTACTATCGCAACTTCACCTACAATCTGGAGATCAGCGGCCCCGGCGAGGCGGTGCAGAACGAAATCCAGCTGCTCAAGCGCGAAGCCAGCAAGATGTTCGATCGCACCGCGGACGGCAAGATCGACTACGATCTGCGCTTCGTGCTCACCTTGATGCGGCAGTTTCTCTACACCCGCATCGACACCTTGACGCAGACGGCGGCGCTGCACACCAAGACCAATCAAATGAACAAGTTTGCCAGCTTCGCCGGCTTGAAGGACTCCTTCGACCAGGGCAAGCTGATCCTGCGCTCGATGCCGCTGCTGGAGGAGATGCGCTATGTGAAGATCGACGGCGGCTCGATCGCCGCCGAGGCGGGCAAGAAGGACGACCGGGTGATGGCGCTGGCGCTGGCGCACGAGACCTGGCGCAAGTGGGTGCGCGACCGGCTCTCGACCATAGGCTTGACTTACGCCCTGGAACAGGCGAAGGCGGAGGGACGCGGTCCCAGCCAGCTGCAGACGATGGCCATCAACTACATGCACGGGCAGGGCATGATGAGCAGGCGGTCCTGACATGCCGCGCGCGCGCGAGTTCTACGGCGCTGCGCCGCCGGTCACCTACGTTCCCAAGCCGGACACCGATCCGGTGGTGGAGGCGAAAAGCTACGTCCTCTACGAATGGTTTCAGCCGCTGATGGCGGTGCGCACCTGCTGCTATCGCTGCCACGCGCAATCACCGATCATCTATGTGCCCTATGGCGGCGCGGTGGCGTTCGGCGACCCGCGCATGCTGCGCCATCCGGCGGGCGGCGGCCGCAAGAAGCTCGACATCACCAAGGATGCAGTGCTCGGCTTCGCCAGGCTGGGCTGGAAATTCCAGCTGCGCGCCGCCTATTGCCCGCAATGCAAGGGCCTGGGCAGCGTGCCATGATGTTTCGAGCGGGAGATTGTCTCGACGAGCCCGATCTGACCCTGGAGGAGATCAAGCACTGGATTCGCAAGTTTCGCTACGACCAGGACTATGGTTGCGGCCGGCGGCGGACGCGCCAGGTGCCGATTGTGCCGCTCAAGCCGTTGTGCGAGTTCGCCGGCGTGCCGTACTCGAACGTATATGCGGTGCTGCGCGGCGAGTTGGGGCTGACCGCCAATCAGCGGCGCCGGCTCAGTGCGGCTATTCGTGCGGTCTGGGCTGGGCTACGCTGGAAGCGGCTCAACGACGGCACCCTGGTGCTGGACGATCCCGGGCGCTGGGAAAGGCTGCCGAAATATGAACGACAACGCAAAGGCGGTGCAGCGCAAGCGCGAGCGCGCTGACCCCGATCGCGGCCCGCTGGCGGTGCAGGAGGACATCCTCGACGCCTTGCTGGAGATTTTGGAGTATCAGAAGGACATCCTGGCCTGCCTGCAGTCCCCGGCGGTGGTCAAGGACATACCTTTAACCGATGATGACAGGATTGGATCATGGCAGGCACATCGTGAGGAGCGTTGATCTATCGCACCTGGTTTTGCCTCAACCGCCACTGCCAGCACGAGTTCACCGTCGTCGACGTTGACAATCCGCCCTGCCCGCGCTGCAGCGGCACGCGGGTGAAGTGGCTGCCGCGCACCACCGGCATCATCAGCGGCAAGACGGCGGCCATCGACAAGACGGTGGCCGAGCTCAAAACACAATATGGCGATGTGAATTTCAACTCGCCGCGCGCGGGCGAGCGCATGCAGCCGCGCTCGATGCCCGGCCTGGTGCCGGGCCGCACCCGGCGCTACGCCCCCGGCGGCGGCGGCGGCTGGGCCGCCGAGCTGCCGACCGATCCCAACGGCCGCCTCTACGACAGCGCCTATTGCGGCCATACCGGAGTCACCTCCAAGGTCGCGGCGCAGGTCGGCAACCGGGTGCCGGTCGACAAGCGCGCCGCCACCACGACCGGCGCCATCCCCAAATTCGAGGCGCGGCACATTCCCCCGCCGGGAGGCCGCGCATGATCACCGGCATCCTCATGTTCACGATCGGCGTTGCCGCCGGCGTCACCGGCGCGCTGCGCTTCGACAAGGAGGTGATGATGTTCGGCTGGGGCCTGGCTGCCGCCGGCGTCGTCGTCTTCGCGTTCTCGATATTCGGGCCGGTGCCATGATCATCAAACGACTGCCGATCCGTGGCCAATTGTGGGTGCTTGCCTGCAAACCCTTTGGTGCCATCGTCATTGGTTGGAAGCCGCGCCTGGTGTTTCAGCGGCTGCGGATGAACGATCGTTTCCAGCCCCCCGACTGGATCAAGTGGCGCCTCAAATGATCATCCCCACCTCCAAGCGCGCGCGCGACGACGCCGTCTGCGGCATCACCGACGTGTGCCTGTCCTCGCGCCGCGACCGCGATCTGCTCTATCTCAACCGCAAGCGCTTTCTCGACTACGGCACCAGCGATTATACATTGGAGGTGAAGTACAACCGGCTGCAGGCGCACACCGACCTGGTGTCGGCGTTCCTCTACTCCGCCGACCACTGCCGCTACGCCTTCGCCGCGCCGCGCAATTCCGACGACGGCGTCATGGCGCAGATCGAGGCGCTGGAGGACGAATGGAACGCGACCTTCCGCGACTGCGGCCTGGCCAACATGTACGCCGATGCGGTGTATTGGAGCCTGGGCCTGGAGGCCTCGTTCATCAAGCTGGGCTGGAACGATGCCCGCGACGACCTGTTCGGCAAGCTGATCCTGCCGTCGTCCTTCGGCGTCTATGACGAGAGCGAGCCCGACATCGACTCGCAGGAAGCGTTCGTCCACTCCTACAATCTCAATTGGGACAACGCCGTGCAGCGGCTCAAGCGCGCCGGGCTGTCCTCCAAGATAAAATCAATGCGCGCCTATCCGGGGCCGTATGACGAGGATTTGCCGCCGATCCTCACCTCCTTGATCATCGACGCCACCGGCGGCCCCAATATCGGCGGCGCCATGCTGGGGCGCGCCTCGCCCGATTTCCAGCCGCGCGCCACCTACCAGGCCAATACCGAAAACCGCATGGCGCGCTTCCACGAAACCTGGGTGTGGGACGACGCGGTCGACGACTACGCGGTGTTCGTCAAGGTCGACGGCATCGACGACGTGCTCTCCGACTCGCGGCAGACCATCGAGGTGATGCGCAAGGCCGACCCGGAGAACATCGGCGCGCGCTACCGCGGCCAGACCAACCTGTTCGGCATCGAGCAGGAGCACCCGTTCGTGCCGGTCATTCCCTATCGGCGGCCGGACTACTTCTGGGGTGAGTGTCACAGCGACAGATTGATCCCGCTGCAAATCTGGACCAACGAGCGGCTGCAGCAGATCACCGATCTGCTGGAGCAGAACGTCGACCCGCCCAAGGTTGGCTCCGGCCTGATGGGCACGGCGGACGAAAAGATCGATGCGCTTGGCGGCCCCGGCACCTGGGTGATGGAACAGCTGCCCAACGCCAAGGTCGAGATGCTGCGGCCGCCGGTGACGCCCGACCTGTTCAACGAGTTCAGGGAAATAGGCTCGATCTTTCTTGAGGCCTCAGGCCTGACCGAAATGCTGATGGGGCACGGCGAGCAGGGCGTGCGCGGCGAGAAGCAGGCGAAGAAGATGATGGTGACCGGCTCCGGCCGCATCCGCAAGGTGGCGGTGGGGCTGGAGGAATCGCTGGTCAAGCTGGCGGAGATCGGGGTCAAGCTGATTCAGCGCAATTCCACCAACCGCATGCGCACCGACACCGGCCAGGTACTGCTGCCGGCGCAGGTGGCGGAGCGGCGCAACAAGATTCGCGTCGCCGGGCACTCGCACTCGCCGCTGTTTGCCGATGAGTCGAAGGATCAGGCGCTGCTGCTGCACAAGGTGCACGCGATCGATCGTGAGATGCTGATCAGGATGCTCAACCCGCCCAATGCCGACGCGCTGATCCACCGGCTGCGCAAGATGGTGAAGGCGGAGCAGGCCGAGAAGGAGAAGCAGGCGGCCGCCGGGGTCAAGCCGGGCGGCGGCAAGGCCCGTCCACACGCTGTAGCGTGACTATTTCTGGTCGCCGGCAACAACTAAGCTCAAGCGGTTGTCCTCTCAACACCGGTACGATGCCGGGCAACAACAGGAGGAGCAGATGGCACGGCGCAGACGCCATCGTCGCGGCAAGCGACGCTGAATTACCCTTGTTTGGTAGGGAAAAGTAGAGCCCCGGACTTGCGGCGCAGCGGTCCAGGGTTCTGCTTGTTGCGTCTACCGTGACTATTCAGTCGCGCAGGCCTGCGCTTATAGTCCGCCGGCAAAGCATGGGGCTTTGAGGAATCCGGCATGCCACCTCTTGGTGGGCCGAGCCCGATGGGCATGGCTGGTGGCGGTGGTGCAGCGCCTCCCATGGGGCTGCCCAAGTCGCCGATGGGCGGGCCGACCGGTCCCGGCACTTCGCCGGCACTGTCGCCGGGCGCCGGCGCCGGCCACGAAGCGGCCGCCATGGCCGACATCAAGGCCGTCATCCCCATTCTGCTCAAAGCCATCAACAACTTTCCGGTCGGGGACAAGCGCCGTCAGGCGCTGATGCAGTCGGTCACCCGACTGGAGGCCAATTTCGGCAAATCCGGCGATGACGATCTGACCCCAGCCGCGGCGCAGCGCATCGGCGCGGCCGCCAAGCCGGGCGGCGGGCTGCAGGGTCACAACATGCCGCCACCGGGCATGATGCTCGGCGGGCCGGCACCGATGCCGATGGGCGGCGGTGGTGGCGGCGGCGGCGCAGCCCTTGGCGGAGGCATGTGATGGCGGAAAACTACAACTACTTGAAGCCGAAGGTGGCCGTGGGCGATCTCGGTGAGCGCAAGAAGAAGAATGGGATGTTCCAGAACATCCCTTCGTATCCGCAGTTGGGCGGCTTCTCCGGCGCCAGCAAGGTACCCGAGCGCGATCGGCCGATGGGGCTGGAGCGCGGCGACCTCACCCGCAAGGGGAAACCAGTATAAATGCCGAGCAGGAAACCCTACGGCGGCGGCCGTAACTTCTACGAGACCTCATCGCCCTGGGAGTGTCGCGGCAGCGGCGCTGCAGTCGCGACCCCGCCAGGGCTGCAGCGTACCCTGGGCGAGCGCGGCACGGTCACCGGCCTCAAGGCCGATCAGTACGGCAATCCACCCGCCTATCCCGGCCTCGATCTGATCAACGACGGCAAGTCGAAGCTGCCGGTGAAGGATTTCGCGCATTCGATCCGGCAAAACACAGGCAAACCCAAATGACCACACCAGGTACCGTCAACGGCATGCATCCGCAGACCGCCATGACCTTGGGCGTGCTGCTGCAGCGGCTGTCCGGCAACCCGAAAACCCGGCAGCGCACGATCGAGCTGATCAAGGAAATCGACCCCGGCTACAGATTGCCCGCCGACGTGGCGGTGGCCGACCTGGAGCGGCGCCTGCGCGCCGAGGCGGCGCAGACGCGGCAGACCGAGCACCAGCAGCGGCAGAAGAATCGCATGGCCAAGGACCGCAAGGCGCTGGTCGAGACCCACGGCGAGGACGTGGTCAAGGACATCGAGGAGAAAATTCTCAAGGCCAAGCCCAACCTGACCTACCAGGAGGCCGCCGTTCTGCACGCGGCCAAGGACGGCCCGGCGCTGCCGCCGTCACGCGAGCCGCTGCCGAAGTTCCGGCACGGGCAAACCTGGGAATTCCCCGACCTGCCCGGCCTGATGCAGAACCCGGACAAGGCGGCCACCGACATGGCCTACAGCATGATCGACGCATTTCATGCCGGCCAGCGCCCGTAAACCAAGGAGCTGACAATGCCGCAATTTGGCCAGGGCATCATTCCGGCCCAAGGCGCCATCGCCGCCGAGCTTGCGGCCGTCACCCGCCGGGCCTTCCTGCCGAAAGTGTTCGTGCAGCTGTGGAAATCGACGCCGTGGATGGCGGCGATGCTCTCGCATGCCATGGTCGCCACCGGTGGTCTGTCGCCGATCACCGTGCCGCTGCAGGGCAACCCGATGGTGACCATCGAAAATGTCGGCTACGACGGCTCCTTCAATCAACCAGGCCAGACTCCGGGGCTGCAGAACGCCGAATTCAACCTGAAAGGCTACCTGACCGCGATTCCGTTCCTCGGTTTCGAGGGTTTGGTGCAGCTCGACTACTCCGTAGTGCCGCTGATCGAAGCGCGCATGAACGACGCCACCAACGTCACGCTCGATCGCTTCTCCACCGACATGTATAACAACCTCGGCACCAACCTGTTGGCCATGGTTGGGCTGCCGGCGGCGGTCGACGACGGCACCTTTGCCGCCACCTACGGCGCCATCAACCGCCCCAACAATCCATTCTGGAAGTCGACCTACGTGCACAACGCCTCGGCGATCCTGCCGACGCGCAATCTGGCGCTGCAGTACATCGCCCAGGTCACCAAGGTGACCGGCGAGATTCCGAAAATGGGCCTGATGGGCTTCGGCACCTGGACCGCCCTGGCGCAGGACTTCACCCCCAATGAACGCTACGTGGTCACCCCCGCCCTGCCCTTCGGCGAGGGCAAGGTTGAAGCACTCTTCCGCGCTCTTGATGTGGCGGGAGTCCCTTTCTATCCCGACCCGTATTGTCCTGAGGGCACCCTTTATCTGCTCAACACTGACTATCTGGCGCTCTATGTCCACGAGAGAGCCAGCTTTTACTTCACCGGCTTCGAGTCGACCTTGACCAACGGTCAATTCGGCTACATCGGTGCGCTGCTCACGTTGTTGGAGATGGTCGACGTGAAGTGCAAGGCGCACGGCAAGTTCGACAATTTGCAATTCTTGAACATCTGACAGGTGCCTCATGCGCATCGGTGGTCCGTTCCCGTTCAATGCGGCACAATCGTTTGTCGCCCCGCTCGCTGGCGGCTCTTATTTCTATCCACCCGCCGGCAATTGGTTGTTCCAGCTCGACGCCAACGCCGCCATGCAGTGGTGGGATCCGATCGCCTGGATTTTTCGCGGCATTGTGGCGACGGGACACGTGCTGCCGATCTCGGTTGACGGCTACAATTATCGGGTCGTCAACACGACCAGCGGCAATCTCAGCGCTGCCGTCACGGCGGCAGGCTCCGGCGGCACCAACGGCATCGGCCCGGTGCAGACCAACACCAATGTGGTGTTCAACGCCGCGCCCGCCGGCGGCCGCACGTCGCGGGGCTACGCCATCGTCGGCGGCGCGTTGCCGGCACTCACTGTCGCCGTGCCTGGCACCGGCTTCCTGGTGCCGCCGCTGATCCTGATCGATCCGCCGCCGCCCGGCGGCATCCAGGCCACGGCAGTCGCCACCATCACCGCCGGCGGGGCGCTCAACACCGCCACTTTGGTCAATGTCGGCGCTGGTTATGCGGCGCTGCCGCAGGTCTACGTGGTGCCGCAATTCCTCGATTATCCCGGCGCCCCGACCTTGCCCAACAATCCCGCCAACCCGGTCGGCACACCGCCCGGCATCATCCAGCTGATGCCGCCGCAGAGGTTCGCGCAAGGTCTGCAGCCGTCATTTCCGGTCCCCATCGGCGCCTTGGTCAACTTCGGCGCCGGCGTGCTCGCCGGGTCGGGCACCCTCACTGGCGTGGTCGTGACCGATATCGGCGCCGGCTACACTGTCGTCGGCACCATCACCTTCACCGGCACCGGGGCGCCGGCTGCCGCGACTGCCACCGCCACCTTCGGCGGCGCCGCCGCCAGCAGCAACGTCATCATGCAGGCCGCCGTCAACGAGTAGAAATCCATGCGCGAATGGGCCGACAAGGGCGAATTGTTGGAGAAGGTGGCGCAGGCACTGCGCGACGCGGAGAACACCGCGCCGCGGCAATCCAATGCGCATCTGGAAGGCGCCAAGCTGATCGCGGCGCTGTACGCCATTGATCAATTCTGGGCCGATCGCGGTCAATCCGCCTACGAGACAGGAAGTGGAGCAGCTCAAGCGGCTGGGCCGGTTGAGGAGCAGGCGGCCAGCGGGGGAGGAGTGCCTGCCTCGACCGCTGCGCCGCCGGCATCGCCGCCGTCCGATGATCCGCCTGAACCCCGCCACCACCCGAGAGGTCGTCAACGATGAATGAAGAACAGGCACTGGTCACCGGCGAGCCGCAAATCCTGCAGCTGCGCGTCTACAACTTCAACGAATTCGACATTCCCGATCGCTTCGACGGCACCCTCTACGTGCTGGAGAAGAACAAGTCGCTGGATTATCCCATCGACGCCGCCTTCCACATCTTCGGCTGGCACAAGGATGTCGACCCGGAGGTGATGAAGCGGCATTGTCAGAAGCGCTTTGGCTGGAACACGCCGGGCATGATCCAGGAGGGCCGCGCCGAGCTGTTCTGGAGCCTGCTGCAATTCAAGCCGATCATGTATCGGATGGTGCCGGAGGTGGTCGCCGACGAAGACCTGCCGGTCAAGCCGGCGCCGCCGCTCGATCCGCCGGAGAAGCGCACGCGCGGCAACAAGGTCTTGTCGGCAACCGACGCAGCGCAGGCGCGGAACGTCTGATGATCGGGGAGCGGCATGCAGCTCCAGGATTATCTGACGCAGACCCAGCGCCTGGTGCATGACACCGCCGGCATCGACTACACCACCGCGGAGCTGGTCGATTACGTCAACGAGGCGCGCAACCGCCTGGCGTTGGATTTCTGGTGCGTGCGCACGTACTTCAACAACCTGTCCACCATCGTCAATCAGGAGACCTACCCGACCTTCGGCGCCGTGGGCGGCGCCAAGATCACCAACCCCGGTGTCTACGCCGTTGCCCCAGCCGTGACCTTCGACGCTCCGCCCGCCGGCGGCACGCAGGCCACCGGCATTGCGGTGATGGCCGGTACGGCGCCCAACATGTTCGTGCAGCAGGTGGCGATGACGCAGTGGGGCGTCGGCTATGTGGCCGTGCCCAACGTCACCTTCTCCGCCGGCAGCGTCACCGCCACCGCCACCGCGGTGGCCATGCTCAACCTGTTCGACATCTACACCGTGTCCTACATGGTGCCGCCCGGCAGCCAGGGCTCGCGCCGGCAGATGCTGCTGTGGGCGCCCTATGCCGCCTTCAACGCCGTCTTCCGCATCAACACCGTGGTGTCGGGGCCGCCCGGCTGCTGGACGCTCTACAAGGAGCAGGATCAGCTCTATCTGTACCCGGCCTATCCCGATCAAAACTACATTCTCGAATTCGACGCCTTCACCCAGTGCATTCCACTGGTCGCTCCCGGCGATGTCGACACCCAGGTGCGGCCGCCGATCAGCGAGCTGGTGCAGTACCAGGCCGCCTACAAGGCGCTCTTGAAGGCGCAAAATTTCGATCAGGCCGACTACTACGACAAAAAGTATGAGCGTCGCGCGCTGCAGCTCAACCTCACCCGCACCGCGCCGCGCCGTCCCAACATCTATCAGAACATCTGGCGCCGCGTGCAGAGAGGATATTTCTGATGGCCACCATTGCCACGCCCACCGTCGTTGGCGCGCTGGTCGGCAGCTCCGCCAGCCAGGCTGTGATTGCCGCCAATCTCACCCGTCAGGGCATTTATGTCTTCAATGCATCAGCGGTGACGATCTGGGTGTGTCCGGCCACCAAGCAGGATGGCACTGCCCAGGCGGCGGCGGTGAGCGGTGCCGGCTCGATCTCGATCGCGACGCAGACGGGCGTGATGTTGGGACCAGGCAACATGCCGCACTTCACTGCCGGGCTCAACGCCATTGCCGCCTCCGGCAGCAACAACCCGCTGTCATTGTGGGAGTTCAATCAATGATGGCGGAATTCTAAAGATGCCACCGCCCAACATCACGCAACGGCAGACGGCGACCAAGAAATTCATTGTCTTCGCCGGTTTCGAAACCATGGACACGCAGTCGGCGCGCGAGGCGTTGCCTGACAACCGCCTGGCCTGGTGCGAGAACCTGCAGATCGTCGGTCCCAATCAGCTGGTGGCCTGCAACGGGCCGTTGCCGCCGCTGGCTTCGATCGCCGGCGAAACGATCAGCTCGCAATTCTTCGCCAACATCACCCCGCCCGGCGGCGTTAACACCGACTTCATCGTCTCCTTCACCCAGGCCGGCGGCGGCTTCTTTACCAACGCCGCCAACGGCGTCACCACGCAATTCGCCTTCGACGGCACCTTCTCGCCGCAGCCGGACATGACGGTGTGGGCCGGCCAGCGCATCTTGATCGCCGACCCGGTGGCGGGCTATGCCACCTACGACGGCCATGTCTTCGTCAAATCCGGCGGCGTGTCACCCAACATCGCCGTCACCAATGGAGGATCAGGCTATGCCACCCCACCGTCCGTCACCATTTCCGGCGGCTCCGGCTCCGGCGCCACTGCGCACGCCGTCATTACAGGTGGATCAGTCACTTCGGTTATCCTCGATTCCCCAGGCAGTGGGTACAAGCCCGGCGACACCCTCACAGTTACCTTCGGAAGTGGCACGGCTGCTGCAACAGCTATCGTATGGCCACAGTTTAGCCTCACGCCAACAACTCTTGCAGTCTATGCGGGCCGGGTCTGGCTGGCGGGCGCGCGCGTTCTTACGTGGACAGGGACCACAGGTTTCGATGACGCAAAAGCGGCTAATGCGGCGGGCTCGACTACACTCACAGACGCCGACCTAGTGCATCAGATCACCGTCCTGCGCTCGCTCAACAACTTCCTCTACATCTTCGGCGACAATTCGATCAAGCAGATCGGCACCGTCACGGTGTCGGGGTCGAACACCATCTTCAACATCGTCACGCTCAGCTCGGATCAGGGGACTCCGTTTCCCAAGGCGATTGCCTCCTATAATCGACTGATCCTGTTTGCGAACAAGGTTGGCGTCTACGCCATTCTCGGCGCCAGTGTCGAGAAAGTGTCGGCACAAATGGACGGCATATTTGCAGCGTTAGATACATCCCAACCGCTGCAAGCCGCCGTAAACGATCTGCATGTCTCATTGCACACCTTCCTGTTGCTGGTCCGCTACAAAGACCCGGTCGCCGGCACCCGCTCGCTCATTCTTTGCTTCTTCCAGAATCGCTGGTTTGTCGCCAACCAGGGCACTAACTTGACCACTATCGTCACGGCGCCGATCGGCGGTATCGCCGAGACCTTCTCCTCCTCCGGCAATGATGTATCGCAGCTGTTCCAGTCCACCAATCCGGTGCCGATCATTTTGCGCACCTCGCTCTCCGCCAACAAGGAAATTTGGCAGGGCAAGAAAGGCCTGCACGCCATCGTGGCGCTCAACTCCGCCACTCTGGCGACCATGAACGGCAACGCCGACTCGGAAAATCTCAATCCCGGTCTGCCGTTCTCCTTTTCCAGCGCGCTTCCGGTGGTGTGGAGCAACAATTCCGGCCAGATCATCCCCTGGCAGAACAACGCGCATCAAATCGTCACCTGGGCGGCGACCGGATTTCTCTACCTGCGGCAGCCGATCAATTCGTCGGGTATCTTCCTCGGCATCACCCTGCAAGGCAGTTTTGCCGGCCCCGGCCCCAACAGCGCCGGCTTCTTTCTCAATGCGCTGATGCTGGAGTATCAGGACGTCACCGTCATGACCGGCCGGATGGGGGCGTAGGATGCCGCTGTTCTTCCACGACTTCGTGCTGCCCAACGACCCCGCCGGGTTGTCGATCTGGCTGCAGGAACACTATTTGGAGCACCGACAATTCGTGCAGCTGTTCCAGGCCGCGCCCACCACCGTGTTTATCCCCGACTACAATTTTGCTATTTGGGGAGACAGCCGCCAGACGCAGGCGGCCTGGCTGCAGGCGCACATGACCGCGCACCAGGCCCTGCGCAGCTTCACCGGAGTGTCGGGCATCGACCTGGCCAATGTCGATCTATCAAAAGAGGACCAGTGGTTTGAATGGATGGACGATCACAGAGCGGAGCACGCGGACCTGAGAGCGGCGCTCGGTCTCGTGACCTGATCTCCTTTCAGGTCGTGAAATTTGCCGATGTCGGCTTGCCGCCGGCGCGGCTGCTGGCCGACCATTTCCAGGAGATCGGGCCGCACAAATTCGGTCGCGCCAATCCTGACGTGGACGAATATGCCGACGCCGAGCGCAAGGGGCGGCTGGTCTACGTGGTGGCGCATCGCGCAGGCGAGATGGTCGGCTACATGGCGCTGGTGTTGCGCCCGCATCCACACCATCGTCACATCAAGGTGGCGGTCGACGATCTGCACTATCTGATTCCGTCGCTACGCGGGCTCGGCATGGGCAAGCAGCTGATCGAGTTTGCCGAGCGCGAAGCGATCAAGCGCGGGGCGCAGATCATCTGCATGCGTTGCAGCGCCCACCAGCCGCACGGGCACATCTACGAGTCGATGGACTACGAGCTGACCGATCTGGTCTATACCAAAGACTTGCGCACCCAGGAGCAGCCCGATGTTTGATGATTATCCGCTCTGGTGGCTGCACTGGCAGCCGTCCTGGACGCTGTTGCGCGTCGCCTCCGACGATGACGATGGTGGCGGCGACGACGGTGGTGGCGGTGGTGATGATGACGGCGGCGCGGCTGATGATGGCGGCGTGGCTGACGACGGCGTTGCGGCGGATGACGCCGGCGCTGCTGCATCCGATACCGCCGACACCAGCGACACCAGCGACACCAGCGAAGCCGACGCCGAATCTGCACGCGAAAGCGCGCGCGGGGAAGCGCTCGGTGGTTTAGGGGGTGCTGGTGCCGGCGCTGGCGGTGGCGCGGCCGGCGCCGGCGGCGGCGCCTTCGGCGGCGATGCCCGGGACACCGCGCATTATGGCGATGGTGCTGGCGGCGGCGGATTCGGCGGCGGCGATCCCGGTGGCGGTGACCCTGGCGCGGGCGATCCGGGTGAAGCCGGTCGCGAAGCCGCACGTGGGGAAGCGCTCGGTGGCTTGGGGGGTGGCGGTACGGCACCGGGCGATGGTGGCGGCACCTTCGGCGGCGATGCGCGCGATACGAGCGCTTACGGTGGTGGCACGGCGCCGGGCGATGGTGGCGCCACGTTTGGCGGCGACGCGCGCGACACTGCTGGTTATACCGACCCTGGTCGTATCGATGATCCTGGGGCGGCCGCTGGGGCACCCGGTTTTCGTTCTGAGGCCGCAGCGGCGGCGGGCGGCGCCCCCGGTGGGTTGCGCGACATCGGTGCCGGGCCGGAGGCGGGCGCCGTCGCCCAGGCCGCCCGGGCGGCCGGGGTGGGCACTGGCGGTGAACAGTCGGTGCGGGATTTGCTTTCCGGCGACACGCCGGTCAGTGCGACTTTGGCTAGCGCGCGACCGGGCGAAGAAGACCCCGGCAACAGACCATCGGCGCCGGATATCAGCGGTAACATTCCCGGCCAAACCGGGACCGGTTTTGCCACTGGCTTTGGGCTTGGCGACACCTTGCAGCAAAATGCGCCGCCATCGGACACATTCGAGGGGCAGCTTTATACCCTGCCGGGCGCCAATCCGTTTGATCCCGGCGACCCCGCTTATGCGCCAACACCCGACGCTGCGCCGGCGACGCCGCCGACGCCGGGTCGGGGGCCGGGGCCTAATGCGAGCGGTTGGATCGATGTGCAGGGGCAAGAGCCCGCCAGCGGCTTCGACATCGGCAGCCTGCTCGGTGTTTCGCAGGCGCAGGCGGCCGAGGCGGACCCGGTATTTGGCGCGCAACCGACGCAAGAACAGATCAACGCGCAGATCGCCGCGGGGGTGCAAGGCCCGGTTTCACGGAATGCCCTGGCAACTGGCGAAGCCTTCAACCCCGCATTCACGGACGCACAGGGCCAAACATTGGATTTCGTACAATCACTAGGCGGTCGACAGGGCGTTTTAGCCGGGGATGCAGCCGCAGCTGCAGCAAGTGGTATGCCGGCGTGGGCCGGCACTGTGGAAGGACTGACCGATCGTCCCACTCCGACTGGCACGGCGTCGCAGGCTGAAGGCCAGTTGCTTGGTCGTGGACCTGTAACCGGTTTCACCGCGGGTCAACCTGATGGGCCGCCAGTGGCAAGCAACGATCAGGAGTCGCCGCTCGACACCGCGCAATATCCGACCGGGCCGATCGGGGCGCCTAATACGCAGGTCGCTTCAGCCGACCCGGTCGCGGCAGTCGCTCCCGACTTCCAGGGCGATCTGACCCAGGAGCAGATGACTGCGTATTTGAGCGGGCAGGTGCCGGGACAACAAGCGCCCATCAAGCTCGGCGATTTTGCTGCCGCCGCGCCCCCAACCTTGGCCGAGGCGCCGAGCCGGCCGCCAGCGTCGATCGGCTCACCGGCTTATGCTGGCCTGCAGGGAGGTGGTCCGCCGGCGGTGCTCGATGTCCCAACAGGCCAGAATACGATTCTCACCCAACGCACACCCGGCCCGGCACCCACTGGTCCGCCATCGGGATTTGGTGCCGGCACCACGATTCTGCCGTCAGGAACATTCGGTGCCCCGCCCGATACGACAACGCCGCCGGCGCCGCCGGATGTTCCAACGCCGCCCACGCCCGCCCCACCCGATCGAATTGCCGGCCCCGCCGCCCCGACGCCGGCTCCTGGTGGTGGCGGCGGTGCGGTCACGCCGGACGCCGCCGCGGTGCTCGCCGGCGCTGATGGTGTCGGGCTCACCGATGGCGGCGGCGGTGATGGTGGCGGCGGCCTGGCCTCGACCGGGACGCTGACGCCGCGGAACATCATCAACCCGATTCCCTCGCCGGATGGTGGGCCACCTCCTGCGGACGGCGGTTTCACACCACCGCCACCGCAGCCGCTGGAGGACATCAATTTCGGCAACATCAATCCCGAAGCCGGCATCTTCGGTAATTTCCTCGGCCCCGGCGGCGTCGGCGACGGTACCGGTGGCTTGCCCGGCGGCGTGCCGGGGCCGCTCCCGCCGGCGGCACAGGCGGCGCTGGCCAATCCGCTTCTGGGACCGATCAACGATCGCAACAGTGCCGGTGGCCAGGTGGTCGACACCGGCTCGACCGCGCCGGTGGATATCAACGCGCCGGATGTGACGGCAGCGCTGGGGTAGAGCCATGGCAGTCGAAGTCGGTATTGGCGCACTGGTCGACAGTCTGTTCTTTGCCCCGGAAGTCCTCGGTGCCGCTGAAGTCGGTGCCGATGTCGGCCTGGGTCTCGGCGCGGCCGACCTTGCCGGTGCCGGTGCCTTGGGTGCGGAAGCTGCCGGCGGCGTCGCGGCCGGCGGTCTGGACCTTGGCGCGATCGGACTCGGGCTCGGCGCCGCTGAAGAGGCCGGCGCCGGGGCCGCCGCGGGCAGCGAGCTGGCCGCCGGCGCCGGGCTGACCGCCGCTGATGTGCTCGGGGGCGGGGCCTTGGCCTCCGACCTGATCAGCCCCGAGGTGGCCTCGATCGCCGGCGAGCAGCTCGGCGGCGGCAGCTTTGGCGCCGATGCGGCCTCGGCGCTCGCCGACGCGGCACCGGACGTTTCGCAGACCCAGGGAATTCAGGCGATCAACGCCGCACTCAAGGCGGCGCCGGCCGAATCGGCCAATGTCGCTGCTGCCGGCGGCGGCGTCACCTCGCCGGCGGCCGAGCTGGCTACCGGGCCGGAGAACATCAACGCCGCGCTCGGCGTGCCATCAACGCCGGCGACGGCTGCCGGCCCCACCACGCAGGCGTTCGCGCTCGCCAATCAGTCGCTGCCGACTGCGGCCAGCAACGCGCTGGAGTTCGCACCGCAGAGCGGCAGCGAGGTGGCGGCATCGAGTCAGGTGCCGGGCCTGGCCGATGTCGGCCAGTTTGCCCCGGCGCAGCCGCCGCTCGCGTCAGCGGTGCCCAATGCTGCCGGCAGTGAGATCGCTGCCTCCAGCGAGGTGCCGGCATTGATCAGTCAAGGAGCACCGAGCCAATTCGCGCCATCGATCGGCGCCCAGGCCGCTGACGCCGCCGCCGGCGGCGCTGCCGCGGCCGCGCCGCCATCGTTCCTCGACACTTTGGGTGGTGTCGCCGGCAAAGCCGGCTCGATCGCCTCCAATCCCTTGGTGCAGATGGGCCTGCCGGCCGCATTCCTCGGCTACAATCTGCTCAAGGGGCCACCCGGCGTTCCGGCGCAGGCGCAGGAAGCGATCAACAATGCGCGCGCCACCGATCCGGCACTGGCCGCCAAGGCCGGCGCCAATATCGACCTGTTCAACCAGACCGCGGCCAACGACCTCAACCTGGCCAACAACTTCCAGATCAGCCCGGCGCAAGCGGCCTCGATCAACACCTGGGTCAACGATCGGCAGAATGAGCTGCGTCAGCAGATCGCCAGACAGCAGCCCGGCGTCGACTATAAGAACAGCTCGCAGTGGATCGAGGGCAACAATCAAATCCAGCAACAGGCGCTGGGCATGCAGACGCAGATGATCAATCAGCTGATCCAGACTGCGTTCACCTCGGCGAGCGCCGCCACCAACGCGGTCTCGACCTCGGCCAATGTCGACAATCAATTCAATCAGCTGCTGATGCAGGCGGCGCAGCTGCAGGTGCAGCAGGATGCCAGCTTCAACAGCGCCGTGGGCGCGGCACTCCAGTCCTTTGGCCTGATCGCCGGCCTCAATGCCAGCAAGTTTGCCAAAGGCGCAGCAGGGGCAACAGCATGACCCCCAAGGGTGACTACCAGGGCGAAGACGCGGGCGAGACCTTTGCCGATCTGCTTGGTACCAATCCAGGCATGGCAGAAGCGATGGACGCGCCCCCGGTCGGCATGGACCTGTTCCGCCAACTGGCCGACAAGCCGCCGCCGTCGCTCAAGGACGCGCCCGGCACCTCGCCGCCGAGCTTCATGAGCGACCCGGCCTATCTGAAGGTCACCGAGCAGATCGACAAGACCGGCGCCCGTGCCGACGAGCTGATGCAGCAGCGGCGCGGTGCCATCGACCAGGCGCAGCAGGATGTGAAACGCGGCCTCGCCGACATCAACGCGACGCCGTTTCCACGCCAGGACAAGATGCCAAAGGAGCCCAGCTCGCAGGAGCTGAGCCGGGGATCGATGGAGTGGGTGCAGGCTGCCACCGTGCTGGCGTCGCTGGGCGGCTTCTTTGCCCGCGGCAATGCCACCACGGCGCTCAATGCCTTCGCCGGCGCCGTCAAAGGCTTCACCGAAGGCCGCCGCGAGGATTTCGCGGCCAAAAAGGAGGAGTGGAAGGAAGCGTCGGCGCGGCTGAAGGAAGACAACCAGGCGCGGCTTGACGCCTACAACGACATCATGAAGCGCAAACAATTCGACATGACCACCAAGCTGTCGATGGCGAAGACGGTAGCGACCGAGTACGGCGACGAAATCGGCTATAACCTGACCGAGCAGGGGCACTACGTGCAATTCGCCCAATTTCTCGAGCGCTCCTGGCAACAGCACGAGACTTTTCTGCAGAAGCAGCAGCAGATTGATCAACAACTGGCGCCGGTGGACGGCAAGATGCTCGACTTCTATGCCGACTATTACAACAAAACCGGCAAGATGCCGACTTTGGGCTACAGCAAGAACGCTGGCGCGTTGCGGGAGCAGATCGCGCAACGGGCGGAGGAGCGGGCCGCGGCCAAAGGGAAAAGCGCCGAGGATGTGGCACAGGGGCAGACCGAATTTGCCGCCAATCGCGCTGGTGCCACTACGCAGGCACGGCGGGCGCAGACCCTGGCCACCAATGTGGAGAACGCCACCAACGAGGTGCAACAATTGATCCCGCAGGCGATGCAGACCTCCCGGGCGCTGCCGCGTGGCAAATTCGTGCCGTGGAATACGGTGCGGCAGGCCTACGAGGCGGGCAAGAGCGACCCGGCCTACAACGACTTCGTGCTGGCGAATTTCTCGCTGATCAACGCCTATACGCGGGCGATGAATCCGCAGGGCGTGCCGCGCGTGAACGACCGATTGGAGCAGCACGCCAATGGCATCTTGAGCGTTGCCACCAGCCAGCAGGCCTATGAGACCCAGGTGCGGCGGCTGTGGCAGGAGGTGCTGGCGTCGCGTGAGGCAACCAAGCGCACCGTGCAGGGCGTTGGTACGCAGCCGAATGAGCCGTTCCCGGGCGATGAGCCTGGCGCCGAAGGCCAGGTCGGCGGCGAAAATGTCGATCCATTAGGGATGTTCAAACACTGATGTCAGAGCAGCTGGACGCCTTTCGCCAGAAATTCCCGATCTACAAAGACGTGCCGGACGAGGAGCTGGCCGACCGGCTGTACGAGAAATACTACGACGGCAAAATCTCACAAAAAGACTACTACGCCCAGGTTGGAGTCGATGCGCCCTCCTACTCGCTCGACGTGGCCAAATCGATCGGCCGCGGCCTCAAGCGCGGCGTAGTCGACGTGGCCGGCTTCCCTGGCGCGGTGGCGGGACTGATTCAGGAAGGGGTCGAGAGCGGCGAGGAGGCGCTCGCGGATGTTCTACCCGAACAGCTGGGCCAAAATCTACGCCGCGCGGCGGCCGGGCACCGGGCCGAGGAGACCGACATCGCCAGCCCGGAATGGATCAACCGCAAGCTCGGGCTCGAATACGGCAGGGCGCGCACAATGCCGGGCAAATTCGCCGAGGCGATTGCCGAGAACGTGCCGGCTTTTGCCCTCCCCGAAGAATTGTTGGTGAGCAAAATCCGTCCAGGCGTAAAAGCGGCGCGCGGGGTCAAGGCGCTGACCAAGTCCGCCGGCACCCGTGCCGCCGGCGCGGCCGGCGCTGGTGTGGGCGAAGAAGCTGCCGGCGAGCTAAGCGACGACGATCCGCTGGCGCGTGCGGTGGGCGGCATCGCCGGCGGCGGCCTCGCCGGCGTCAGCGGCGTGCGCGCGGCCTATAAGGAGCGCCGCGCCAGGCTGGCCACCGCCGAAGAGACCAAGGAGGACGCACAAAAATCCTTCAAGATTCTCGATCGGTCCCAACATCCGATCGATGAGATGGACATGGCCATGGGCGGTGCCGCCATTGACGCGGCATTGCGACGCGACGGCTACAGGCCGGAAACGGCCCCAAAGACTTTCAGTATTTTGGATCGAGATGTCACCAACCGATCCGGCGGCTACAGCACCAGCCGCGTGCGTCGTACGGTTGGAGACCTCGTGGCAACGCATGAAGCGTTGGGCAAGGTGAAGCCGAGCCAGGTCACTGGCGCCGAGGATGCCGAAGCGGCCAATATCGTGCGCGAGCACATCCGGGCGTTTCTCGATCGTCAGGTGCCAGGCCTGGGTGCTGTGCATAAGCGGGCGCTACGCAGCTGGGGCGCCGGGGCCAAGGCCGACGAGCTGAATACGGCGCTGGATATCGCCGAGCACCGCGCCAAGTCGACCGGCACTGGTGCCAACATCGACAACACCATTCGTCAGGAAGTGCGCAAAATCCGCGATAACCCAAGTCGCATGCGCGGCTACACGCCGGAACAGGCCGATCAAATGTCGCGTGTGGTTGAGGGCACGCTGTTTCGTAATCTAATGCGCTTTGTCGGCCGCTTCGCGCCCACCGGTTTGCACTCTTCGGCGCCGACTTTGGTGGCTTGGTTGCTCAACTCAAACTTGGCCATCGCTGGGGCGGCGACGGCATTTTCGGCCAAGAAGATCGGCGACTTTATGACGAAGCACGAAGTGGAGAAGCTGGTCGATTCGGTGTTGGCAGGGGCGCCGATCAACAAGGCCAAGGCGGCGCGGCAGGCGACGCACATTGCACGCGCGCAGCTGGCGGGCAAGGCGTCGGCCGCGCGCGGCGGCGCCGTCGGCTACGAGAGCGGCCTGCAGCGCGGCCCGGGCAACAAGGCCGCCCCGGGCGAGGCGCTGAATATGCGAGAGTTCAACCCGATCGGCTCCGCGCAGGCCGCCGAAGACAAGCCGCCGGCTACAGAGCCGGGGAAATATAGCCCGGAGGAAGCGCTCAACCCCATGCCCGGCACTGCCGGCATGGCGGCCAAGAACCCGATCGCCTTCATCAGGCGCGCCAGACAAGAAGGGAAACCGTGGCAAGAGATTGCAGATGCAGTAGGCGTCTCAAGGTCCAAGGCTAGACGGTTGGTTGGAGAAGGAGAAACCAGGAAAGGCCCCGAAAGGTCAGTCGGAACAGGTCTTGTGGGCAGAGGCCGTCCCCCATCTCCTGATCTGTGGGACATCGGAAAAAGACAACAACTCACTCCCATCCCTCGACAGGGGGACACGATGTTGCCGCCGGCTGGCACGCAGTTGAAGCAAACTCCGGAGGGCTACCCCTACTTCGACCCGGGGCCGGAGGAGGACATGGGGCCGCTGTCGGTGCTCGATAACCCATCCGGGATTCCGATCACATGAGAGCCAATGGACACAAGGCGCGCGCCAGCCGCAAGGACGCCGATCTGGATTTGGCCGGACGTGAGGCCAGGGCAACCCTGAAATTGAAGAAGATTACGGTTGCGGAACGGCTCAAAGCGATAGAGCTTCTGGCCAAGGTGGCGCAGATTCGCCACAAGATCGAAGATGGCGCCGATGGCAGTTTCTTCCAATGAAAAGCCGCTACCTGCGGGCGTCGAGCCCGCCGAGCTTTATGACGGGCCTACGGTTGTGCCTCTGGCGTCAGGCCGTGCAACAATGCTGCCGCCGCGTCCCGAGGAGCTTGAGCAACCCGACCCGCCCGCACCGGTGGCGCCGCCCCCGCCCCCACTTCCCGCGCCGGCTGACCTCATTCGCCGACCCCCTGTACCTGCAGCGCCCGTACTTCCCGTAGTCTATCCGCCGGCACCTTCGGCGCAGATGGCGGCGGTGCTGCTCGATATCCTGGCGGCGAAGACGCATGCGCTGCTGTCGCTGATTGCCGCCTGCCTGCTCTGGGGCTTTGTCATCTACAGCCCAGACCCGTGGCGGCTGCTCGGCGCCGGCGCGTTCTCGATCCTGATCGTGCTGCCGGTCATGCTGATCTGGTGGCGGGCGCTCAACCGCGACCAGGGAGGCTGATCGGAATGGTGGAGGGTACCAAGAAAGTGAATGTCTCGCGGCTGCTGCGTCGCGTGGAGGCGCTGGAGCAGGCGCTGTTGGCGTTGACCGGACAGGTCAATCTGGAGCAGACCGAATACATCGGCAAATTTCTCATCGAAGCGCAGCGCGAGCTGCCCGACGACGTGTTCATGGTGTTCAGCTGAAAAGGAGGGTGCTATGCGGATGCGACGAGGTTCGCGCCGTGGTCGGCGCTACTGATCAATCCAAACAACGAAAGGAACAGGCACATGCGATTTTTCATTGGTACGTTTCTGCTCGGCTGCTCGATCCTGCTGATCATGCTGGCGATCAAGTACGAGGAGGACGCCATGCGTAAGCCGGCGGCACAGGCGGAGTACATCTCCAACTTCAACGAGCAGCTGGCGCTGTCGCCGGGGATGTTCGACGGCGCCATGAAGCAGGACCGGCCCGATCTGGATCACGAGCTGCGCGGCGGCAATCTGCTCGACGGGGTGCCGACGCGCGTGCTGATTTTTCGACCCAACCATCATGCCCCGATGGAGTCGCCCCCGCACTGAGCAGGAGGTAGAGCATGTCGGCACGGTTAGGCAGCCCGGTATCGATCCCGCTCCCGGCAGGGGCGGTCACGGCCGCCGGCCGGGTCATGACGTTCACGCAAGCGATCGCGCTGGCGTCGATCGGGGCGGTGTGGGTGGCCAGCGCCACGATCGGCAATCGCACCATCCAACTGCAGATCAAGGACGCGGCCGGCAATATCTGTCTGCGGCTGCCGCTGTCGGCGGCGATCGTCGCCAGCGCGACGGTCAACATCATGGCGGTGAACGGCTCGACCTTCGCCAACTTTGCCGGACCGCCGATTGTGCAAACGCTGCCGCTGGGGATCGACATGCCGATCCCCGCCAACGGCAGCATCACCGTGGTTGACACCGCCAATGTCGACCCCGCCGACACCTGCTCGATCGTCGCCTTGGGCAGCTACTGATGACCTGGCCGGTCACCTTCGGCACCGCCACCGGCATCGAGCCGCTGTCGAATCTCGACCAGATGTTCAATCAGGTGGCGGCGGGGATGGAAATCCCCTGCCTGGCCAGCGGCACCAACACCATAGCGCTGGCGCCGCTGCCGGGCTTTCCGGCGCTGTTCTCCTACAACGAGCTGGGCGGCTATCGCTTCCGCGCTGCGGCGACCTCGACCGGCGCGCTGGCTGCGACCTACAACGGCCTTGCCGTGCTGCCGGTGTACAAGGCCGATGGCGCCACGCAAGCCGGCGTCGGCGATGTGCTGCTGGGGCAGCAGTACGTGCTGCGCTTCAGCCAGGGGCTCAATTCCGGCAACGGCGGGTTTTTCCTCGA